CACACACAGTTTCAAACACTTTTCTTCTTTATTATGTCCAAGCAAGTTCTCATCTCCCTGCTGTCCAAAGGTAACACTGGTTCTGAGATTCTTTCGATTCTCGATGCACTTACCTCTGAGACTGTGAGTGAGGATCAAGAGGGTAACATGCCGACTCTTGATGTAATCGAGTTCTGATGTATTCGGGGAGCATTCTTGACAGTCTGCCCCCCTTATGTTAGACTCTTATTCGTTGTCGTATTCGCAGTTATTTGGGGTCTTATGTGATGCCCCCTGCGGGCGTAACGGGGGGTATATAAGAATTTTGGGTCCTTCCTAACCTACAGAGGTGACAATTCGACCTCGATATATCATAAGAATAAAAAATTCCCGGAACTATGAGAAGACGTAAAACCCCTTATTGGAATTTCTGGAAGGTTGTCTTTGCGGGTTGGTTAATACGATATCCTCGGCAGTGCTTTACGATCTTCGGAGGCACTGTCGGGTTTTTGTTTATTTTGATATATAATGCAGTGAGATGAAAAAAATTCCCGGAAAAATTTTATGACCACAGAAGTTCGCCCATGGGGAATATTTGAGAATTTATTAGAGGAACTTGATTATAAGGTGAAGAGAATTATTATTTCACCAAATCATTCAATATCACTCCAATATCATTTCCATAGGGAAGAGTATTGGATAGTTGTTGAAGGGGATGGAGAACTAACTATAGAAGAGGATGTAAGACACGTTGAAGTTGGTGACAGTGTGTTTATAAAGAAGGAAGAAATCCATCGTCTCAAAGCAGGGAAGAATGGTATTACGATTATTGAAACACAACTTGGAATATGTGATGAGGATGATATCGTTCGTTTAGAGGACAGTTACGGGAGAATTGAGTGATGGAAAAAGTTTATCACATTTACGCAAAGGACCGTTGTTTATTTCATTCGATTAAAGAAGAAGATTTTGAAGTCACTTGGAGGACCTTAAAGAATATGGTTGGTATTATGCATACAGACTATGAGATTACTGATTTATCTTATGAGGAACTTATGGTGAACCGGAAAATCTCGTTAGAAAGCTCTTATTGACAAGGGCATATATAGACTGTTAAAATTGATCTGAAAGGTTTGTTTTTCTTATGGCAAAAGGATTTACTTTGAAAGCTGCAGCACCAAAACCCAAGGAAACGGATTGGGACTATGCTGCAATTAAAGAACGTATGAAAGGGAAGAGTATTGTATTCTGTCTTCCTGGTCGTGGATGCTCATTTATCTTTTTGAAAGCATTTGTTCAACTTTGTTTTGATATGGTGCAAAATGGAATGAGTATTCAGATTTCTCAAGATTACTCATCAATGGTTAACTTTGCTCGTTGTAAAGTACTTGGAGCAAATGTTCTTCGTGGTCCCAAGCAGATTCCTTGGGATGGTAAACTTCAGTATGATTATCAACTGTGGATTGATAGTGACATTGTATTTGACACCAATAAGTTCTGGCAACTTTGCGATCTTGCACTGAATGAAGAAGGTGAAGAGAAGGAAATTGTTGCAGGTTGGTATGCTACTGAAGATGGTCACACAACATCAGTTGCACACTGGTTGGAAGAAGATGACTTCCGTAAGAATGGTGGAGTCATGAACCATGAAACTGTTGAATCAATTACTAAGCGTCGTAAACCATTTACTGTTGACTACACTGGATTCGGTTGGGTCCTGATCAAGAAGGGTGTGTTTGAAAATCTTGAGTATCCTTGGTTTGCTCCTAAGATGCAAGTCTTTGAATCTGGAGCAGTTCAAGATATGTGTGGAGAAGATGTTTCATTCTGTCTTGATGCAAAAGAAGAAGGATTTGATATCTGGTGTGATCCTCGTATTCGTGTGGGACATGAAAAAACTCGTGTGATCTAATGGCTTTTAATATCTTATACAAAGGACGTAAGATATATCAGGACCTTACTCATGAAGAATGTGTTGAGGTCCTTGACGAACTATCCTCTAGGTATTACACTGATGAGGAATTTAATATTGAATTACTTGAACTGGAGGAAATCTAATGGCACTGAATAAGACTATTTTTGAAAAGGGAGCACCGAAGAAGACTCGTCAAGGTCGATCTGCCCGGACCCTTCTCTCAGCAACTTCTCGTAATGGTCGCAAGAAGAAGTATCGTGGACAAGGAAAGTAATGTATCATTTAGACTCATCAGATGAATGGAATTTTATACATCCAGAAGATCTATGGGTCTATAACAAACTCTTTTTAAATCGTCGTCTAAGGCATCTCTGTGGACCTACAGGGGTGCCTGTTCCATATTCGGGGTATTATATCGTCCGACCAAGTTTTAATTTACTTGGTATGGGACGATTTTCTCGTAAGGAGTGGATTTATAAGAATACTGAAAGATTTCACCCATCAGAATTTTGGTGTGAAATGTTCTACGGAGACCATTACAGCGTTGATTATCAGAACAAAGAATCAAAATTAGTGGTATTGGGTGAAAGGGATGAGGAAGATCCATTCTATAAGTGGAAAAAATGGACTAAGATTGACTTTAAGGTAGATTTTCCTCCTATATTAAATAGTTTAAAGGGTGATTATGAGTGGATAAACTGCGAATTTATCGGAAATCATCTTATAGAGGTGCATTTTAGAAGAAATCCAGACTTTAGATATGGAAATTCTGTCGCAATTCCTGTTTGGAATGATCAAGAAGTGGAAAATATTGATAATTTAACGTTCGTTGAGGACAAAGATTACTTAAGAAGAGGTTTTTATATCAATTAACGGGATAGCAACCCCGTAAAAAGTTCTGATTTTATAAATCAGGAGAGCAAAATGGGAAAACCATCAGATCGTGACAAAAATTACATGTACGAATTGTGGGGAACCACTAGTTTAACCTCGGATTATGGTATTTTTGAAAAAATTAAAGATAAAAAGATGCTTCGTGAAATTGAAAACGATGATTTAACACCCAAAAAACACGATTTTCATGTTCAAAATGAATTGCATTCAAAAATTCGCAATGATGATGACTATGATGATTGGGAATATGGCACAGAACCTCTGTATGGTTGAATAAATAAGATAGATTTATAACATTTTCATGCCTGTAGAACGGGTAAGTCAAGGATTTAAAGACGTAAGTATGTCATTTCAGGTAAATCCCCTGAATAATGACTTGATTGTGATTAAGAATGAGACTGCTATCGCCCGTTCTATCAGAAATCTCATCTTCACTTTACCTGGAGAAAGATTTTTTAATGAAAATCTAGGTTCTAGAGTTTCTAGAATTCTTTTTGAAAATATGGATGCAATCACAGCATCTGTAATTAAAGATGAAATAACCAACACAATTAATAATTACGAACCAAGAGTTGATTTGATATCGGTTGATGTATCTCCAAATTATGATCAAAATGAATTCAATGTAACAATTAACTATTATATTGTGGGTATTGATGTATTACCACAACAATTATCATTCGCACTACAGCCAACAAGATAAATGGCATTAGTAAATTTTACCAATCTAGATTTTGATCAGATAAAAACTTCGATTAAGGATTACCTTAGATCGAATTCAAATTTTACTGACTATGATTTTGAGGGATCAAACTTAGCAACTATAATTGATACCCTAGCATACAATACTTACATTACCTCATACAATGCTAATATGATTAGCAATGAGGTTTTTATTGATAGTGCTACACTTAGAGAGAATGTAGTATCACTTGCAAGAAATATTGGATATGTTCCTAGATCAAAAACTGCAGCAAGATCTAACATATCTTTCTTCATTGATACAACTGGATTTACAACTAGACCTGTTACTTTAACCTTGAAGAAAGGAACTGTCTGCACTTCTACAGCTTCCTTTGGTTCTCAAAGTTACACATTTACAATACCTGCAGATATTACACGTCCAGTCGTAAATGGTATTGCGGTTTTTGATAATATTGATGTGTATGAGGGAACATTCTTAATAAAAACATTCACGGTTGATTCAAATAATCCAAATCAAAAGTTTATTTTAGACAACTCAGATATTGACATAAGTTCATTATCTGTTTTGGTTAGAAATACTCAATCTAGTACTGTATCTAGAAAATTCTCACTATCATCTAGTTTGATTGATATTGATTCGACATCAAGAGTTTTCTTTATCCAAGAAATAGAAGATCAAAGATATGAACTTATTTTTGGAGATGGTGTATTTGGAACTAAATTAGAGAACCAAAACTTTATTGAAGTATCTTATATTACAACTACGGGAGAAGAATCCAATGGGGTATCTTCATTTACATTTAATGGTAGAATAGTAGATAACAATAATCGTGTTGTAAATACTGGCATTTCCTTATTGACAACAAATAATGAAGCAAGAGGTGGTCAGAATATAGAGTCAATTGATTCTATAAAGAAATATGCTCCTAGAATTTACTCTTCTCAAAATAGAGCGGTAACATCCACTGATTATGAATCCATTATTCCTGGAATTTATCCTGAGGTTGAATCAATTTCTGTTTTTGGTGGAGAAGAGTTAAGTCCCCCACAATACGGAAAAGTCTTTATTTCAATAAAACCAATTAATGGACCATTTGTTTCAAGTCAAGTAAAAGATAATATCAAAAATAGTTTAAGAAGATATAGTGTTGCTGGAATAGTACCAGAAATTCTAGATCTCAAATACCTCTATCTAGAGTATTCTTCTTTCGTTTATTATAATACAAATAATGCACCTGGAGCAGATTTTGTCAAATCTATAGTTGACAATAGCATAAATCTGTATGCAGATTCTTCTGAGATGAACAGATATGGTGCCAGATTTAAATATAGCAAATTCTTGAAAGTAATTGATGACAGCCACGAATCAGTTACTTCCAATATCACGAGAATAGTGATGAGAAGGGACTTAAGAGTTCAACTTAATCAGTTTGCTGACTATGAAATTTGCTATGGTAATAGATTTTATTTGGGAAAAACTCTTGGTTATAACATAAAATCTTCGGGATTTACCGTAAGTGGAATAAATGGAACACTTTATATGACCGATACACCAAACCCAGACTCTACTACAGGAACTATATCATTCTTTAGGTTAAATTCACAGACACAACCAGAAATAGTTAGAAAGAATGTAGGATCAATTGATTATAAAAACGGTGAAATTAAATTGTTCCCTGTAAACATTACATCAACATCGAAAAGAAATGGAGATGATTCTATTATCGAAATATCTGTGATTCCTTTTTCTAATGATGTTATTGGAAAACACGATTTGTATTTGCAACTAGATATTAATAACAGTTCCACAAATATGATATCTGATTCAATATCTTCTGGACTGGATATTTCGGGATCAAATTATTCAGTAACATCTAGCTACACTAACGGAGACCTCGTAAGAATATAATAAAATGACAGAAAAAAGAATTCCTATCAATCTCGTCGTAGAGAATCAATTACCAGAGTTTGTTAAAGAGGAGTTTCCTCTTGTTAAAGAATTTTTATCACAATATTATATTTCTTTAGAGAATCAAGGTGGAACTAATGATTTAGTTCAGAACTTAGACAGATATGTAAAATTAGATAGTCTGACTAATCTTCAAGATTCAACTACTATTTCACAAAACGTTGGATTTTTTGATACAACCATTAATGTCAAATCAACCGCGGGATTTCCGGAGAAGTATGGATTAATTCAAATTGATAATGAAATTATCACGTATACAGGAAAAACTTCTAATAGTTTTACTGGATGCATTAGAGGTTTCAGTGGAATAACATCCCTTAAGAGTCCATTATCCTCGGATGAATTAGTATTTTCGACATCAAGTGTAGAAGAACACTCAGCATCAGAGAGTAATCCCAATACTGTAAAAAATCTTAGTATTCTTTTCTTAAAACAATTCTTTATCAAGTTAAAGACTCAAATTGCTCCAGGATTTGAAGAAAGATCTCTTTTTACTGGATTAAATCAAAATTTATTCATAAAGCAGTCAAAGGATTTTTATAGTTCAAAGGGAACAGATTCCTCATTTAAGATTCTTTTCTTTGCATTATATGGACAAAACGTTGAAGTAATAAGACCTAGAGATTTTTTAATACAGCCATCAGATGCTCAGTATAGAGTTACAAGAGATCTTGTAGTAGAATCTATATCTGGAGATCCTTTACAGTTATTAAATTGCACTATTCAGCAAGATAATGACTCATATTTTCTTTATGCTAGAGGAACAGTCTCTGAAGTTGAAAAAATTAGAAGAAATGATTCTGATTATTATGTCATTAGCTTGGACTATGATTATGATAAAGATATAAATGTGAGTGGTTCAGTTTCTGGATCATTCAGCATTCATCCTCAAACTAAAACCACATCCAAAATTTTATCTGGACAAGATACATTAGATGTAGATTCTACAGTAGGATTTCCAGAATCTGGGGTTTTGATTGCAGAATTGTCCAATGGAACGTCATTGAGCATTGAATATTCATCAAAATCCTTAAATCAATTTTACAATTGTCAAGGTATTACACAAAATATTGATGCTGGTCAAAATTTAAGATTAAATTCTTATGTTTATGGAATTGGTAATAATGGGGAAGAAGTTCAAATAAGAGTAACAGGCGTTCTTTCTAATTTAAATATTTTAGATGATACTCGTTTATACGAAAAAGATGATGAAATATTAGTAAAAACTCTTGGATATGATTTAAGTGATATAAAATCAAATAACTGGTTTTATAATATTGGAGTTGAATATAAAGTAAGACAAATACAACTTTTAGATTCTTCTGACTATACTTATAGAATTTTTCTATACGATGATCATATATTAATTCCTGGAGATTCTATAACTCTTACGTCATCAGTTGGGTCAAATTCAATAGCTACTATAATTTCCGAAGGAGAAGTAATATCCTTTGAAAATAAGAAAGTATTTACAATTAGAGGGCAGGGCGAATTAGATTCTTCTTTGTCTTATATTGTAACAAAAAATATTTCAAAGGCAAACGCTGAAAATTATCCTAATGTTAATAAGTATACAACTAATGTACAAAATGTTTATTATGATTTAGAAGATTCTATCTATGTTGCATCAACATCTCTACCTTCTTACACTAATCAAGCACTGACAGTTTCAGATAACTCTGTCACTTTTAGTGGTTCCTTTAGTGGAACTGAAATGACTATTGGGTTCCATGGATTTTATACCGGAGATTCTGTCATTTACGATCCAGGAACAACAAATCAAACCTTAACTGAAGGAATTTATTTTGTAGAAAGAGTTGATGAGAGAACAGTTAGATTAGCAAGAAGTAGAAATAATATCTACACAAATAATTATGTGGATGTAACTGGATCGGTAAGTGGTGCTACCTTAAAGCTTAAAAAGTTTGCAAAGGAAGACTTATCTGATAATAGATTAGAAAATCAAAAGATTATAAGAAAAATCTCCAATCCAGAAAATTCCTTTGAGACGGAAGAAACATCTCCAGGGCAAATTGGTATTTTTGTTAATGGGGTTGAAATATTAAATTACAAATCCAGAGATCAAATATTCTATGGACCGATTCAAGAAATAATTCCAACTTCGGGTGGAAGTGGATATGATATAATTAATCCACCAGCATTAACAATTTCCGATCAAGTTGGGTCTGGAGCAAGTGCAGTCTGCTCTGTAATAGGGGGATTGGAAAGAGTTGATATTATTGATCCTGGATTTGATTATTTGGAAGAACCTGTTATCACAATAACTGGAGGAAATGGTAATAATGCTAAAGCTAAGGCAAATTTAGTTGCATTTGACCATCAAGTATCATTTAATTCTATTGAATCGGCATCGTTGGTTGATTTAACCAATAATACAATATCATTCTCAGAATTTCATAAATTTAGAAATGCTGAGAAAATTGTATACAATACAAATTCGGAAACATCAGTTGGTGGGTTATCTACCAGTACTTTCTATTTTGCATCCATACAAGACGCATATACAATCAAATTACACAATACTTTTGCAGATGCAGTTTCTGGTATTAATACTGTCAATTTGACATCATATGGAACTGGATCCCATACATTTAAATCATACGATCCTAAGAAAAAAATAAATTCGATATCAGTAATTGATTCTGGATCAAATTATCAAAATAAAAAACTAACAACAACTTCATCTGGAATTAATACTGCATCAAATACAATCACAATACAAAATCACGGATATAAATCAGGTGAAATTGTTGTTTATAACTCTACAGAAATCAATGTAGGTGGACTTAGTACCGATTCAAAGTACTATGTAACGGTCGTTGATCAGAATAAGTTCAAATTATCTATTGTAGGGACATCTTCCACAATTTCTATTGGAAATACTGTAGTTGGTTTAACTACTGTTGCCAATTTTTATTACAAAACGAAGCAATATGTTAATCTAGTTTCTGTTGGCAGTGGACTTCACGAATTTAATTATGAACCAATTACATTAACAGTTTCCGGAAGAATAGGAGTATCTACTTTAACTCAGCAAGACTTTAATGCAATTTTAACTCCTGTATTCAGAGGTCAGGTAAATTCAGTCTCAATACAGAATAATGGATCTGAGTATGGATCTGAAGAAATATTAAACTACAATAGACAACCCCAGTTTATTTTGTCCAGTGGTGCTGGTGCTCAAGTCCAACCAATCATTTCTAATGGAAAAATAACCGAAGTAATAGTTATTAGTCCAGGAACTGGATACAATTCACAACCAAATATAGAAATTAATGGAATTGGAAGGGGGGCCTTATTATCTCCTGTTGTATCCAATGGACAATTAATTTCAGTAAAGGTAATTTCTGGTGGATTAGGATATTCTCCAGAAAGCACTTCTATTAATATTATTGCTGCAGGACAAGGTGCAAAGTTTGAGTGTAATATAAAATCTTGGAGAATAAACTTAGTAGAAAGGGCAATTACTACTGGTCAAATTACTGATGATGATGGATTTATTGAAACATCAATAAATCAAAAGTATGAACTTCAATATACCCATTCATATGCACCAAGAAAACTAAGATCAAGCGTATTGGCAACTAGATTTAAAGATGGTAATATAACATACGTTTCCGATTTGAGAGTAGTTGATGGTAAGGAAGTAAGTCCACAAGCACATTCTCCAATCATTGGTTGGGCTTATGATGGTAATCCAATTTATGGACCTTATGCATACTCATCTCCAACGGGAGGATCTATTAGATCCATGGTGAGTGGATATACATTGAAAGAAACCGTTAATAGACCATCACTATCAATTTTTCCACTCGGACATTTTATTGAAGATTACACTTTCGAAAATATAGGTGACTTAGATGAGAATAATGGAAGATATTGCGTAACTCCAGAATTTCCAAATGGAGTGTATGCATATTTTTGCACTATTAGTAATGGATTCCAAGAAACGACAGGACCGTTTGCAAATTACTTTAGGCCAGTATTCCCATATATTATAGGTAATTCTTATAAATCAAGCACAATACCATTTAACTTCTTAAAGAGTTCAAATCAAGATGATATTGATTTGAATCAAACTAATTGGGTTAGAAATACTACACCATATGGACTGAATAAGAGCAATACGACATATAATTTCTTATTACAACCAAATAAAATAAGAAGTCAAAAGTCTATCGTAAAGTATGCTCAACCTGCTGGAATATCTTCTATAGGAATTAATAGTTCTGGTCAAAACTATCAAATAAACGATAAAATTATTTTTGATAGTTCAAATACCGGAAATGGAAAAGGTATTTTTGCCAGAGTGAGTGCGGTATCAGGAAAAGATGTAAATAACATTTCTGTAGCTACTACCGTAGTTACAAATGTTGAATTTATACCATCATTCCCCCAAGGAAGATTTATTGCTTTCTCTAATCAACCTCATGGTTTTACTTATAATGATCCAATTGTTATAAGTGGATTAAGCACATTTACAAATTTCCCATTCGTAGCATCTAAGGCTGGTATTCAATCAAATACATTTACTTTAACAACTGGTATAGGTTCAACCGCAGTAACTGGAATTATAACCTACTTTAATATAAGTGGTTTCCAATATTATGATCAAAATGTAATTGGAAATATAAGAGAAAATGATATTTTGGAGGTAAATGGTGAAAAAGTAAAGGTTCTTTTAATTGATAGAGATTCTTCAAGAATCAAAGTATTAAGAGAACAATACGGGACAGTTGGTATTTCTCACACAATTTACAGCAAATTAAAAGAAGTTCCGAGAAAAGTATATTTGAATTTGACTGGGGTTCAAATTAATGATTCTAGGAATTTAAGCAAATTTAATAAAGAACTATATTTCGATCCTAAAGAATCTCTAGCATTAGGTTCTACTGGAATTGGAACTACTATTACATTTTCAAATCCTGGTGTAGGAATTACTCAGGTCTTCAATCCATTAAGATCAATATATCTCCCTTCTCATAATTTAGATACTGGTTCGGAGTTAATATATTCATCTAATGGTGGATCTCCAATTTCAGTTTCAACTGATGGTAGCAGTCAGTTTACATTGACAGAAAGTTCCATAATATATTCAGTGAGATTGTCGAATGATTTAATAGGAATTTCTACAATCAGAACTGGATTTAGCACTGATGGAACAATTGTAGGTATTGGAACTTCTTCTGCAGATATTTTATATTTCTCAAATATTGGATCTGGAGTTAATCATAGTTTCAAAACAAATTATTCCACAATTCAGGGACAAATAAGTAAGAATACTGTAACGGTATCTACAGCATCTACTCATGGATTGTTTATCACAAATCCAGTAGACGTTGATGTAAAAGTTGCAATCTCAACTACATTTAAAGTCTATTACAATGATTATAATAGAAGATTGGCAATAAATGTAAAGTCATTTGATCCAGCTAATGTAAATGTTGCTGAGAATAGTATTTCTATTGCAAATCACGGGTTCTATAGTGGAGAAAAAGTAATTCATGTTTCGACAAGTCCTTCAGGTGGACTTGAAAATAACAAGATATACTATGTCATCAATGTTGATAACAACAAGATAAAGCTCTCGGAAAGTTTATTTGAAATAACTCAAATAAACCCAAATGTTGTTGATATTACTAGTGCATCATTTGGATCTTTATACAAAATAAATCCACAAGTTTTCCTGACGAAAAATAGAAATACGATTTTTGATCTTTCTGATTCTAGCTTATCTTACATTAGAAACTCTATTAGATACTCTGCTTTTGACTTTAACCTTTATACTGATCCACAATTCAAGAACATATTCTATTCAACTTCACAATCACCAACATTTAATGTATCAAAAACTGGACAGATTGGAATAACTTCAGATGCAAAATTAACAATTAGAGTAACTGATGATATTCCAAAAATACTTTATTATAAGTTGGTTCCTGTTGATCTTGATGTCAATCAACAAACAAAGAAAGAAATAATAGTAGATGAAGACGTTGTAAACAATAGTAAAGTTGTTGTATCTGATAGCATTTACTCTGGTAGTTTTTCTATTTCTGGTGTGGGAACAAATTATTTCCAATATCAGATTTTACCAACACCAGAATATGCCAATGAAGAATATTCATATAATTCCCAGCAAGCACAAATCTCTTACACAGTAAGAGTTCCTCAAGCTTATGGTGGAATCAGTGAGATTGAAATTAAGTCTTTCGGAAATAATTATCATAATCTTCCAGGCATTTCATCCATAAAATCATCAATCGGAGAAAATGCTGTATTAGAAATATTAACAGATGATGTTAAAATCGGATCTATAAAGACAACAACTATTCAAGATATTGGTTTTGATTATTCTTCCGATAAAACAGTAAGACCATTAGCAAAACTTCCAGATCTATTAAAGATTGATCCTTTGTCATCTTTTGAATCGATTGGAGTTACATCTATAGGCAAAAATTATACTATCTCTCCAGATTTAGTTGTCATTGATAACTATGATAATTCTGTGGTTGATGATGTAGATTTAGAATATAATATTGGAGATAGTGAAGTTACTATATTGAAAAATACTTATGGTATTTACAATGTAATCCCATCTATTATACCTATTAATAATACAAATGGAGTTGGTATTAGCACAATATCATTTAATCAGTCCACAAAGGATGTTGTAGTTACTTTAGGATCAAGTTTCAGCAGCATAAATGATTTTCCATTTTCAGTTGGAGATAGAGTTTTAATAGAAAATATCAGTGTTGGATCTGGTTCAACATATAAGGGATATAATTCGGAAAATTATAACTATTCACTATTCACTATCACATCGATTGATCCAAATATTGGAGGTATTGGTGCAACTGTTGCTTATAATATTAGCAATTATCTTGCAAGTGGTGAGGAGCCTGGTTTATATGATCCCGTAAATTCTTCTGGTATTATTGTTCCTGAGAAATACTTCCCAGTATTTGAACCTAAGTTGAAGATTAATGATTTTATAATCGGAGAAACTGTTACATCAGGATCGTCCGTTGGTATTGTTGAAACTTGGGATAGTAGAAATCAAATTCTGAAAGTATCAAACTTAGATAATTTTGTTAAGGGTGAAATTATTGAAGGAAAAACATCAAATAGTAAAGGTTTAGTATTAAAAGTAGATTCTTTCAGATCAATTTACGATATTGATTCATCATCAGTAGTTACTAAAGGTTGGAAGACAGAAACGGGATTCTTGAATAATAGTATTCAAAGAATTCATGATAATGATTACTATCAATACTTCTCATATTCTTTAAAATCAAAAGTTCCTTATGATACTTGGAATGATGCTGTAAGCACTTTAAACCATACTAGTGGATTTAAAAAGTTCAGTGATTTGATTATAGAGAACACCAATTCTCTTGGAATAGGTGAAACTCAGAATAATGGAGATTTTACTGCAATATCCGATTTGTATAGAGAGATTGATTTAAATTGTGTTAATGATTTTGATCTTGCATCTGAGAATAACATTATTATAGACAATAAGATTAAGTCAAATCAAATTATTTTTGGATCACAATATTTGCAAGATTACATTGAATCTGTCGGAAACAGAGTATTGGTAATTGATGATATAAGTAAAGATTTTAGTAGCAATCCAAGACCAACTCCATATGAAATAGTTGATATATTTGATATATCAGAGAGATCTAAAAAGTATGTAATTTTTATTCAAGATTCTAGATTTACTGATATCAGAGAAGTTTTATTTGTAACTTTAATTCACGATAATAGTTTTGCATACTTAAACCAATACGGAAGAGTTGATAGTTTTGATGATCTTGGATACTTTGATTGTAATTTCTTTGGAACCGAAGGAAGATTGATTTATTATCCAAAGTACAGTGAAATCAATGATTATTCTATCAATAATATATCTTTTGATATTAGAGACGGTGTATCTGGTATTGGATCTACAGATCTTGGGAATATTGTAGATATTTCAACAGAAACTTCCAATATATTGTCTGGAGTTTCGACCGCAACCAATGTTGTTTCAATTGGAACTTCTTATAGAGCATCTAAAATCCTGTTAGAAATATCGGCTACTGATAATTCATATCATGAAATGGATGAAATTACTGTTATTCATGATGGTTCAAATGTTCAAATAATAAATTATGGAACATTATCGACCGACAACTTACAGTCATTCTCTTCTGTAGGATTTGGGACTTATAATTCTTATATTTCTGGTTCAGAACTAAAGATTGATTTAATTCCAAATACAACAACCACCAAAAATTATAAAGTGGATTCTATTAAAGTTTCTATAGGAGACACTACTTCAGTTGGAGTTGGAACTATTACTTTTAATAACTCTAAATTAGAGTCAAATAAAGTATCCATTGCATCATCAACATCTCCGATAGAAAATCAGATATCTTTATACACAAACACTTACTCTGGAACATATTGTGTAGTTGTAGTGGAAGACATTACAAATAATGAATATCAAGTTTCTGAGATAATTACTCTCAGCAATTCGACAGATTCTTTCTTTACAGAATTTGGAGTTATATCAACTAATGGATCTCTTGGAACATTTAATACCAATTTGGTTGGATCAGATACTGAATTAACATTTACTCCTATTGCAAATATTGATGTTGAAGTAAGAGTTTTTGAATTATCTATAGGTCTTACCGATGATACTATTGGTATTAATGAAATTGATATGAATAATGGAATTATCAAATCGTCAATAGGATACTATGAGGGAACTCAAATTGATGTTAAGAGAGCATTTAATCTATTCCATAAAGGAAATCCAATTTTTGAAAGATATTTCTTTGGAGATGATTCTTCTATAGTTGATATTTCTTCCAATGAAATTACAATACCAAATCATTTCTTTGTTAGTGGTGAAGAAGTAAAGTACTATCATGCTGGTGCTGGCACCACTCAGGCTGTTGGGATTGCAACCACATCTATAACTGGAATAGGACTGACAGATAAACTACCACCAACATTATACATTATTAAAAAAGATGATCTTAAAGTTCAAGTTGCAGCATCTGCTTCAGAAGCTTTGAGTATTATTCCAACACCATTGACATTATCTAGTGTAGGTATTGGAACATCTCATAGATTTGTATCGACAAATCAAAATTCAAAAGTGTTATTGAGTATTGATAATATGATTCAATCTCCCGTAGTTGCAACTTCCATAACTACGACTGCAGCAAAAGCAATTGCTCTTACGGATACAAGAATAACATTTAGTGGAATTACATCATTCTTTGGTGGTGATTTAATAAAAGTAAATGATGAAATAATGAGAATAAATTCTGTAGGGTTTGGTTCTACTAATGTAGTCTTTGTACAAAGATTTTGGATGGGAACTAATGTCCAATCTCACAGTATTGGAAGTCTAATAACAAAGGTATCTGGTAATTATAACATTGTTGATAATACTGTCAATTTTGTAACTGCTCCTTATGGTCCTACTCCTATAGGAACAACAACTAATAGACCAGATGAGAGAGATTATGTTGGAATAGAAACCCATTCTACTTTTAGTGGAAGAGTATTTACAAGAAATGCTTCTATTGGTTCAACACAAGATGTTTATCAAACCAATTATATTTTTGATAACATTTCATCTCAATTTAACGGAATTTCTACAGATTTTAAATTAAAATCAAATGGATTTGATGTAACAGGATTCTCGACTAGCAATTCTATAATTTTGATCAATGATATATTCCAAGGCCCTCAGAGACTAGGTAGTGTTAATATTCTTGGTGACTATTATTTGGAAGAATCTTCGGGTATAACTTCAATTTTCTTCACTGGATCTGGAATATCTACAGTTTCTGATGTTAACACTTCCAATATTCCTTCAGGTGGAATATTAGCATCTGTTGGATCTACAGAAGGACTTGGATATCAACCACTTGTTTCTGCTGGTGGAACTGCTATAGTTTCCGTAGCAGGAACAATACAGTCAATTAGTATTGGTAATAGTGGATCTGGTTATCGTGAAGGTATTCAGACTATTGTAAACGTTGGAGTTAAGACAGAAAGTACTGGAACACCAAATATTGAATTTATAGGAACTGCTGCAGTTAGTGGTGGTCACATTGTTAGTGTTGCAATCACTAACCCAGGAACTGGTTATACATCAACAAATCCACCGATCGTTGTATTTGATGACCCACTATCTTATTCAAATATACCATTAATTTATAGTTCTTCATCAACTTCGGGAGTTGGAACTGGAGCTAGAGTTGATATTGTTGTTGGTCAGGGATCAAGTGTTATTAATTTTGAAATTAAAAATTCTGGATATGGATATGGACAAGGTGAAATATTGACAGTTGCTGCTGGAGGATTAACAGGAATACCAACAGATACTTCGTCAATATTTAAAGAATTCCAAATTTTTGTTGATAAAGTTGATGGTGATGACTTTACAGGATGGGTTATTGGTGACTTGCAAGTTATTGATCCGATTGAAAGTTTGTTCGATGGTGGAAGAAGAACTTTCCCAATTAAAATTAATAACAACCAAACTACACTAAGAGCAAAACCAGGTTCAAATATTGATATTGAAGCATCTTTACTTGTCTTCATAAATGATATTCTACAAGTTCCCAAAATTTCATATACATTTAAAGGTGGAAGTGTAATTACCTTTATAGAAGCTCCTAAAGTTGGTGATACTTGTAAGATTATCTTCTATAGAGGAACAGGGGGTGTTGATACCATTGATGTTGATGTTTTAGAAACTATTAAAGTCGGAGATAATGTCAGATTAAATTCTGATATATCAACACTGAAACAGGATGAGAGAGTCGTAAACCAAATCATATCCAGTGATGTTATTGAGACTAATGTGTATCCAGGACCCGGAATAACAAATGATGAAACTCTTCTGAGACCCGTAATTTGGTGCCGTCAAACTGAAGATAAGATTATTAATGGTAAAGAAGTTGCTAAAGACAGAGTTCTTTATGAACCAGTCATAAATCCAACTTCAAATATAATCGAAAATGTTTCAACAGCATCTACCCAGATATTTGTTGAAAGTGTAAAAACCTTCTTTGATAGCAATGATGAATACTTACAAGATGGAACTTCAGAAAGACCTCAGAAAAAGATTATCATAATATCTCAGGATGAGTTGGTGTCTGCAGCAGCAACTGCTGTTGTCTCAGTTGCGGGAACTATTTCTTCTATTGAAATATCAAACTCGGGTATGGGATATACCTTCACAGATGTTCCAGAAGTTATCATTGGAAATCCAGTTGGACTTGGAACAACTCAGAGAGCAACTGCAACTGCTTTGGTCTCCTCTGCAGGAATCGTAACTAGTATTGTTATTAATAATGTCGGATCTGGATACACAACATCAAATCCACCAGTTGTCTTGATTGAACCACCAACTCCAACAACAGAAGTAATTGAAAGCGTAACTTATAATGGTGATTTTGGAAATATAGTTGGATATGGAATTTCAACCATTGGTGGATCTGATAAGAATATATTTGATTTCTATATTCCACAAAATTCTTTCCTTAGAGATACTGAGGTTGTAGGAACTGCTATAACCATCAGTCAAATTGATGTCGGTGATTTCTTCGTTGTTCAAAATTCTAATGTTGGTGTTGCAACTACTAATTTCTTCACATATAGAACAGATGGATCAATAATCGGACTTTCGACTCATTATGTTGATGGAATTTATCAAGTAGATTCTGTGGAAACAATCTATAAGGATCTTGTTGGAATTGGAAGTACATATGTGAGAAGAGTTTTTGCTGTTGTTGAACCTACAACTGGAATTAGTACAATTGGATTGGGTTCATCCACAATATTCTTTGATTCAACATATTACACTTGGGATTATCTTGGAATAACCACCTACGCGGGTGGAATGATAAGTACATCAAATTATTTTGGAGAATTTAGTTGGGGTAGAATTTCAAACTTCACTAGAATCAATCCACAAGAGTTTGAATGCTATGGATTTAATGGTATAAGCACTTCTCCAAGTGTGATTCGTTTTAATCCACTGAAATTTAAAAATTATGTCAACTAATAAATATTTCTAAAGGTATAACTATCAATGGCAAAGTTAGGAATAAACACCGGAACTTCACCAGATGCTGGAGATGGTGATGCTTTATTAACAGGTGCTATTAAAATCAATAGCAATTTTGATGAAGTTTATAATTTACTTGGTGATGGTACTAATTTAGCACCAGGAATAGTAACATCAATTGTTGCTGGAACAAATGTTACCGTTTCTGGTTCTACAGGGCAAGTTACAATAAATGCTAGCTCTGGTGGTGGATCATCATCTCAGTGGGAAACAACAGCAGCAGGAATTCATACACTTTCTAATGTTGGTATAGGAACCACAAATCCAACAAGTGCTCTTACAGTTAAAGGTGATGTAAATGTTTCTGGTGTTTCTACTTTTGGCGCACAAGTAAATATTAACACTGGAGGTAGCAGTAAGTTAAATATTGGAGCCCCCAATGACTTATATCTTCAGTGGGATGAAGGTGGTCAGAGTGCGTCTCTTGACACATCTGCTACTGGAAATTTATATGTTCAAAATAATGCTAACGGTGGTATTTTTCTAAACGCAGGAACATCTAATCAGGCTGGTGTTCACTTATATCCTTCAGATAGAGTTGAATTGCGTCATGCTGCTAGTAAGAAATTTGAAACTCTTGGTGCTGGTGTAACAGTCACTGGAACTACATTCACAGATCAGTTAAGTGTTTCTGGTGTTTCTACTTTTAGTGGTGATATAAAAACAAATGAAAGTAATGTTGTATTAGGACTTAGTGGGGGTGTAACAGACGATAGAATAACTTGGAATACAGACTCTGCCGAAG